TTCATTACTTGTTGAACTAGAGTGAGCATATGGGTCATGGCACACAAGATACAAATTATGAGGGACTTCTTCATCTTTTGTTTTGTATGGTGTTTCATATATTATTACTGCTCCTATTGTTTTGTCTCCTTTTCTATGTGGGAATTTGTATACAGGAGTTACATCAGCAGAAGATCTAAACGAAGTTTTTCCGTTTTTATCATGATACATTATACCCGGAGTTCCCTCAGAGTGGAGTTTATGAACTTTAATTTTATTGTACTGCTCTTTAAGAGACGTAACATCAAAGAGGTTTGCTGTAACTTGAAGTGTTGCCTCTTGCGGCGTAAACGGATGCTCCGCTGTGTACTGGTCAAGCGCTTTGGGGTCATTTGCCCCTTTCTTTTTTTCTCTTTGCGTTTCTTCATGTACCGTAGCGTCTTCTACTTGTGAATTTCCATTGTCATCTATAAACCCATCTAAGTTCTGTTGTATTGGGACAAAGTATCCGCACTTCGTTCCCATAGCACCTGGGTCCCAATTATTGTCGAAAGATAAGCAATCATATGACTCCGGGTGGTAAAAAAGTTCATCCATTCCTTCAAAACCTGAACCTTCTTCTCCACCTGTCCCGAAAGCTACCATAGTTCCTAGAGTTTTTGAACCTTGACGCATAGTAGGCATAGCTACTTCCCACGCTTTAAGTAACCCCCCAAATGAACCTGCTTCCTCAAAGAATATTAAATCTCCAGCTTTACCACGGACTTTGTCAGGATTATCTTTTAAAGATACCCCAATTATCTGTGTCTTCATCCCAAGCTCTACATCCGCCCCATTGACATTCTTTTTGTACCCAGACATTTTAAACATCTCTCTATCTCGTAGCCTAGGTTGAGTCCACGCAGTGTTGTCATCAATAAAGCTTAAAAATTCCCAAGCTTTGGACAGTAGCCCGTCCCCAATTAAGTATTCTTTTTGAGATGCAAAAACGTAGTTTTTACTATTCCTAACATGGAAATAGTTGCGGGCTAGCATAGCCCCAGCTTTATACGAGAAACCTTTACGTCTAGCTTTAAGCACAACCATGTGTTTATTCTCTCTACGAGCTCTATCGATTGCGTGAAAGTATTCGTGATCTCCGTCATAAAAAGCAGGAAAGGTTCTCTCCCTACGTGCAATCTTTGTCCCATCTTTAAGAGTATCATCTACAACCCTGTCTATTGGGCAAAAGTTTAAGTAGAAGTAATGATACCCGGTTATATCTAAATACCCATCTAGGCATTTAATTCTTTCTGCATCCCAGTAGTCAAAGTATTCTCTAGTTTCGGGTAAGGAGTCTGTATAGAAACCTTGTTCTAAATACTGTGTTGCCGCTGGGGAGTATTTACTACTGTCTTTAAATATCACTGTGAATATTTATTAGTTACTACTCCTCCTCTGTTAGGGTTATCTTTCTGCTTATGTCTTTGCACAAGCTCTTCTAGTTCATCTAACCCATTTATTACTTTGCTCATATTAGAGAGATTAGCAATTAAATCTTTTGCGTGGTAAATGGGTTTACCGTGATCGTCGATCAGTTGGAGGTCTACAGTCCTGAAATATTCTTCTAGTTTAACTACTGAGATACGTGCAGACTTAAGAAGTTTTATAGCTGAAGTTTCTGCTAACTCTTTGTACTTAATAACTGCCCCTTTTATTTTCGGTGTAAACTTTATCTTTAAATCCTGGCTAATCTTTTCTTCTTTTTCTTCTGAAGAGTATACTACATAGGGGGACCTGTGGTCTGCATAGAAATACACAGCCCCTAGCTCTTGCTTCTTTAACCCTTTGAATTCAGAAATAGTAAGTACATACGCAGATGGTATTACTACATTGTTACTTACTGTTATTAGATCCCTCATTTTTTTGTAGATACTTAAGTCTTCCTTCGATTACATGAAACTTACCAAGGTATGGTAACCGCACCGCTTCAAACTTCCCAGATTTTATTACTGAGTTAACATATTTAAATTGATAGTATACAGCCTCTTCTATCTTTTGAATTGGGAGATCGTATTTATTTGCTAGTTTTTGTATGAGCACTCTTTCCACTATCCTTTGTTTTAAGTTTAACTTTCTTATGCGTATTAACTCCTGCTTTCTTTTTTATTAAATCCCATCTGTCATCAGGGCAAGTTGTAGTTCCCCATTTTGCTTTGTGTTCTACTATACATCCACACTTACCGCATCTCATTGTGTCTCGTTTTAGATGCGGGCAATTCCCACAAACTCTAAGTCTTTCGTTGTACTGCGAAGTAGTTACATGAGGGGCTCCCTCTTTTGCATAATCGATGACATCCTTAGTAAAGTTTTTCATCATGTCCAGAAAGGACGGTGCTTTTTCGCTCATCTTCTAAATTATTTACAGTTATACATATTAGCTTACCTGAAGAGTTTTGCCATATAAACATAGCCCACGGGTATTCTACATACTGAGTTTGAACTATGTTAGGTGGTGATTTCAATTACTATAGTTTTATCCTTCTTAAGAAGCTGTGATACAATATACCCATTTTTACTCTTAACTATAGCACCTTTATCTTTTAAACGCTTTACATAGTTATTTAAAGTATGTGGATCATTAATCCCAATCTCTTTTGCCACTTTCTTTTTACTTAAAGAAGAACATAGATTTACAGTATCTGATAAGTCTATAAACTTTGAAAGTATAAGTAACTCTTTATCAGTTAGCTCTAGAATACCGTTAAATATTTGTAGATACTTAAAGGTAGTCTCTGCTTTAATTTGAATTTTTCTACTCATCTCTTATTACGATTTTGGCTCTTCCATCTTCTAGATTGATTCTAGATCTTGAGGATTGTTTGTTGAATTCATCGACAAACTCTTTTATGTGCTCCCTCGTACATAAGAAAGAAAGAAAAACTTCTATCTCACGAGCTGCTTTTTGTAAGTTGTCATTCTTAACATTTGCAGCTTCCTGGAAGTTTCTTAGTTCATCAAATAGCTTTAAGGTTATGGTAACGGTCCCATTCATTTGTTGGGGAATATACCACAGATCATGTATTCACTGACCATTACGTACTGCACATCTTGAAGCGTAACTACAAGACCCTCTGTTTTAGGGTGCACCATAACAGTCATACCCTCCTTAACCATTTCACAGGTAGGACCAGCAGCAGTTACTTTCAGTACGTTTGTTTGTAATGACTTTTTAGCAGAACCCATAAGGTGAATTCCTGCCTCCGTCTTATTAGTATCTTTAAGAGGGAGTACTACCCAGTCACGGGTAGGTTTGAAGTTTAGTTTCTTAGTCGCCATAATGTTTGATTTACAGCAAATATATAAAACTATTTCTTATATACTCAAAAAGTTTATACTAATTTTTCAATTAAACATAATTCACCCCCTTGAGATTATGTCTCATGTTGGATTTCCGCTCGGCGTTTTTAGCCTACGTGGGGGCATTTCTTTCAGCCTATAGCCTTGTTCCCACCCGAGTTTTATACTAACACATTTTTTGAAACTACCGGGGACGACGTTCGCTGCCTATGTTGACAGTTACTGTAACCCGATGTCTAAACCTCTTTTTGATTACCCGAGGTTGGTCACACTGGAATGCGGTTTCGTTGCAAAGATAATATAAAAGATGTATATTTACAAGATAGTTTTATTTATTATTATCAACATGCAGCTAGAAGTACTAAGATTCAACAAAGGAAAAGATTCAACTAACGGGATATTATTCGATATTTCAAATGGGGTTCGAAAGTTTTTATGTTACACCCTAGAAGATGAAAGTCGAGAAGAAAAAGTATTTGGGGAAACATGTATCCCTGAGGGGGAATACTGTATTGGGTTTAGGACTAAAGGAGGTTTTCATTCTAAGTACTCTCATAGGTTTGCTGACATCCACGCGGGAATGCTTGAGATACAAGATGTCCCTAACTTTAAGTATATCTTAATTCATTGTGGTAATACTGATGAGGATACTGCTGGGTGCTTACTACTCGGTAATTCTCAAGTAAATAATAACACTAAGACTAATGGTTTTATCGGGAATAGCACTGAAGCTTACTTCAACGTTTACCCAAAAATTGCATTAGCTCTTAAAGATGGGGATGAGGATGTTACTATAAGGTACACTGATTTCTCTGTGATGCCGTAACTATCTCCCCTGCCCTTTATATTTCTTTTTATATCTACTAGACTTCTTATGATTAGAGGTCTTGCTTTTTGCATGCACTCCAGGACGAGAGATATTACTCTGTGTGTAAAGTTGGTGGTTTGTTTTTATTGCCATAGTGTAAAGGTAAATAAAAAAATTTAAAAAATTTGTGAGTGTATTACCCAACACAATCAAAGACCCGCCCTACATCTCGGCGGTCAAACCCCCCGCCACCTTTCAACCATGGCTACAAAAAAAGCTACAAAGCCGGCAACTAAACTGCCACACGTCAATGACTTCATCCTCCAAGGAGACTGGCTCATTGCTGACGCAACCTATCTCAACGCAGACGGAACTGTGCCTAAGTCCACGTTCGTGCGCGCTGAGTCCAAGCTTGCTGCTCTCATCTTGGATGCCCAAGGCTAGCTCACGCTAGTTGGGCTCACCTTGAGCTAACAGATAGTAGATAGTGTGTGAGTGTGACACCCAAGTCACATCCACCACTATTCACTACTATCTACAACCTAAGACATTAACTCACATTATACTCTATAGCATTATGGAACAAGATCCTTATACAACAGCACTATACTACAACGAGATAGTATCAGACATGATCAATACTTATAACGAATACAATTAATCATGACTGAACTACTCTATAGAATAGCTAGAGCTGCTATCATTGCAACAATATTAACTTATTGTATCGTTTCCTTAGCATGAAGACAAACTGCTAACACTTTGCCTTCGGGCGGGTAATACGACAACAGAATATGATTGTAGAAAGAACAATCTATTTACTAGGGCTGATCTAAGTTGATCATAGACAGACTAGACTAATAGACTCTTATCTATAATCATTTAGACTGTTGTTGTGTTACTTTTCATTAGTTAAGACTAAAGTGCCATTGAACTCACGTAAACAATTCCTTATGGTTGTGAGGACAGTAGGTGGGTGCTACCTTGTCTTAATTATTTAATTACAGGTGTTACAATTTACGCGTGAGTTGTAACAAGCTGTTTAACTAACAGTATGCCGATACAGTAACAAACGAGTGTAGTTCACTTACTTAATATACTAAGATGCGTTACAAAGAGTAGTCTGCGCAATAACAGACAATATAACCTAACAAGAAGGTTTCATCTAACGTAAACTTGTAGTCTTAAGAGTATATTCTTAAGCAAATCTTGAATTATGCCTGTGTCAGTAGAGAAACTGGCATTTAAAGGGTGCAGAGTAGCTCTCTGTTATGTTCTGCTGATGAGTAGAATGAACCGAGTGAACCAGAGCATATAGATACATAACTCTTCGATCCGGAGGAGATAGAGGGAAGACATTCCCTTGTGTATCGCATTTCTTTGAGTAGTAATCTGTGGTGTTTGGCTTCGTCCTCTCATCAGTGTACTGCAGTTGCAAGAGAAGGGGAGGATGAATACCTCTATGGATCATAACCATAACTGACTTGATAAGATTGCTACTCATTTCTCTTTAATCATCAATTCTATATATCATGCAAATAATTGCTATTGCTTTCATTATTCTTATAGCTAATGCTATAATATTCACACTTTTATTTAATAACCGTAAATCTTAATTCAAATGGCTAACATTCAATTAACACCTATTCAGCTTGATTACAAGCAACACATTTCTAACACAACTGATCTTAGAGATTCTGCATTAAGTAGAATCACTCAAATCCGTAAGGAAATAACTAAACTTAACATGGAAGAAGGTACTCTTGAGGATATAATAAAAGATTTAGAATCTATAAAAATCACACGATCATGATGCAAGATACTTCTTCTCACCACTACAAGATAATAACAATAGTTATCATAGCTACAGCCATATGTATGGCATTAGCACTTATAGACTGATATTAAAGTCATTTCGTCGGGCCGTTCCCTAATCCCTTGGTAATTCTTTGGAGCGAATGACTTTTTTCTTATGGTTAAGAGGACAACCATCAATAGTCCTCAACATTTAAATACATGTAATACACCATAATATCATGGAAAATACATTAAACACAGGTTCTCTGGAGACCTTAACTCCAGGAAATAGCTTAATCGTGTCCGCACGACAGGTAGCTAATGGTAAAATCCAACTCGAAGTTGCTGAACGCCTTGAAGGTGGTTCTCAAAGTAACAATGTATTGGGTATGTTTAACAAATCTGATGATCGTTTCTCCGCAGGAGGGGCACGCAGAGCTTGGCTTACTTGTGAGCCAGAGGATGCGAGTGAACTCTTAGGAGTTGATGTATCGGAAGGTTATACTACGAATGAGCGTGGCCATGAGGTCAAAGCTCTTAATATTCTTAACCCTAATGTGGGTGGGACAGTTCTTCACGTACAAGTGAATGAAACAACTGAACCCACTGAGTATCAGGCTTTGAATATTGAGACATCCGCTAAGCGTAGAGGTAAGGACGGTGATTTTATCACGTCTGAAGGTATGTACATCTTTGCTAACACTTCGGTGGTTAGTGGGGAAGCCACACATACATTTCTTGAGGCCGATGCATCTGCAACAACAGGTGGTATCATGGCGTCTCATAATGTGAATGTTGAGACAGGCGAACTCCTGTCTTAAGTACAACTAAGGGTGAGTGTAAAAGCTCACCCTTTTTATAACTAGAGCTTTTAGGTAAAGCATGTTAGGGGGTTAATGTATTATTAATACATTATGACTAATAGATATAATACACC